TGGACTACGATGGCGGCGGGCGGATCGTTGACTTTAATGGCACCCCCAAGCGCCTGTTTGATGAATTGGCCGCCATACCCGGCGTGCAAGTGTTGACGCTTGATGATCCCGAAACGCTTCACAACACTATTGCCGAAGCAGTGAGCGAAGCCCTAACACTGAATGGCCTAACTATCCCCCTCACAACTGAACCAGTCCGCGCTCTCACACCGCTTCCAAAGCCTGCATGGAGGAGACTATGATGGCCAACCTCGACCACGACCCCATTCCACCCTACGCGGTGACGATGTGGACCAATGACATCGAAATCTTTGTGGCAATGCCCATGACCAAGGGCGGGCAGCCCTTCATCATTAGCTTCCCCCTCAATGAGGGTGGGCTAAGCAAAGCTCTCGAAGTGCTGCGCCGTCGCCCCAAAGAGGTGGTCCTCCCCACCGCAGCACAACCCGCCAACTACACCAAGCCGCCACAGCAACCACAGGTGAAGCTCTCTAAGGCCCAAGAGAAGCTCCACGCCGAGACGACCCCTGAGCAGCGCGCAGCGGCACAAGAACTCTTACGTAAGCTCGGCTTGGTGAAGTCGTGAGCGCAGCACGCCACGCTTGGAAGATATGGTACCGACAACTCCGCATCATCCGTCGTGAATGCAAGAAGGCAGAGCTAGATATGCTGCTCTTTGGCACTGGCTGTGTCATGCTTAAGAACGAACCCGATTACATAGAATACATGCCCCTCGAACGGTTGCAGATCAAAGATGCCAGATTTATACTTAATCGCTCATAAGGTCCGCGGCGAACCTGCCTTCGACATCGCACAGCACATGACTTGCCCAGCATGTGAAGGCACCGATGACGCTTGCATCGCATGTGATGGTGCTGGCCATTGGTGGATCATCCCCACGAGCGGGCACAGGGCGTGGCCATACTTCTATATACCAATCTATAAGCATAAGGACGAGGGCTACTACTACATAAACTACAATCACGACACCATCTCATTCATGCTCCCCATGATGCCACCTGACTTGCGCGACCACTACACCACCGTGGCCGAAGCCGCCCTAGACCTCACCAAAGCCCTTGGCCTAACCGCCAAGCCCTCCGCACCAATCTTGAGGCGCATGTAATGCATGAAATAATGTATTGGCTCTTCATAATTGCCTTTGCTTGGGCTAGTATCTACTTGATCACGAAGCCCTTCCGATAAAAGGAGATTTTGACATGACGGACACGCGCCGAAGTGGATCAGTAGAGGGGGCAACCATGCGGCCAGATGATGAAACGAAATGCCTACAATGCAACCGATGGCGAACGGGTCAGCAGATCGCGGAATGCGAAAAGTGCGGTGCGCCTCGGTCTATCGATCCCCTCCACGGAGGGCAAGTGACTATGCGGCGCTCCAAGCCCGACACCCGCCCCGACTGGCGCGACCCCAACATGCCTGTGCTTGTGCAGTCGAAGTCACAGGGCCAAATTTACATCGAGCCCGAACGCTGGCAGCGCGTAGCCAAAGCGCGTATGGACGTGGCAGGAGAACCTAACTGGCGTACCGACCCGACCTACAACCTCAGAAGGAAACCAAAGTAATGGACATCTTCGGTAAACGTCGCATAGCACAACTATGCGAGGACCTCGCAAAAGCCAACGAAGCCAACTCCGCTGCACAAGGTCGCGCCCGCGACCTCGAAGCCAAGAACCGTGCCCTCGCCAACCAAGTCGAGTACCTCGTGCGCACCATCCGCGACATGGACGGTCAAATCTTCCAGATTGGTCAATTGGCCGACGGCTCTTGGTCCCGAGTCCGCAACAACTTCGCCAGCCTGCACGAAGGCATGATGGCCCGTAAGCGTGCTGAGTCCGACCGCGTCGGTGCCATCCTCCAGACCGAAATCATCAAAGCCTACGCCACCGACACAACTAAAAGGATCACCAAGTAATGGCCGAAGAAGTATACTCGCGCATTGGTGGCATTGCCACGAAGGACGAGGCCTATCGCCTCCTGATGCACCACGTTAGCGAAGCACGCAACCAGTGCCTCGTTATCTCCCACCTCCACAACACTGAGGACGACAATCGCAGCAAACTCCTCGCCAAGGGCTGGGCCGGAATGGAAGAAATGCTCGCCATGGTCCAAGAACAACTCCGACAAATCGCAATGAATAGGATGCAGTGATGGATGCCCTCACCGATGAAGTCCTTCGCCCGACCGCAGAACAGGACGCAATCCTCGCCGCCGATAAGGCCTCCTCGGCCAACATGATGATCAACGCTTACGCAGGCACCGGCAAGTCCGCCACCCTCAAACTCTTGGACAAAGCCCATCGCAAGGCCGAGGCCCGCCTCTACCTCGTATTCAACAAGCGCAACCAACTCGAAGCGGTCGCAGACCAGAAAGCTGGTGCCTTCCATGACCTTACCACCATCAAGACCTTCAACGGCCTCGGCCACGGAATCTGGGCCAAGTCCATCGCGCACCCTATCGTTTTGGACAAGTCGAAGAGCCGAACTCTATGGCGCGAATTGGTCGATGGCCTTTCCCGAGGCGACGCCAATGCAGCATGGGCAGAGTATTCGGTGGTTATGGATGGTCTGGAGAAATCCAAATCCCTCGGCTACCTCCCACCCGACGTTAAGGTCGCGCAGGGCCTGATTACTCGCAATGATCTTCACAACGCAATGGACGAGGTGCCCAGTGAATACGCAGCCGAGCTTATCGACCAACTTATGCGAGAATCTATCCGACGTGCATATCTTGGACTCATCGATTTTAACGATCAGATATATATGCCCGCACTGTTCGGAGGAGCATTCTCACGCTACCCCCGTATCATGGTCGACGAATACCAAGACCAATCTCCAGTTAACCATGCACTGCTGGCAAGACTCGTCACAGGGCGTCTTATTGGAGTTGGCGATCCATTCCAAAACATATACGGCTTCCGTGGGGCTAAAGCTGGAGGGATGAGTGCAGCGGTCGAAGCCTACTCCATGACCGAACTCCCACTCAGCGTCAGCTTCCGTTGCCCCCAAGCGATCGTCGAAGCCGCACGCTGGCGCGTACCCGACTTCAAATGGCTCAAGACCGGCGGCATAGTCGAGGACCACACGGAGCGCTTCCATGCAGTCGACATTCTTGACGATGCTGCTATCATCTGTCGTAATAACGCTCCTCTACTCCGTATGGCCTTCAAGCTTATTAGCGCGGGTCGTGGGGTCAGTGTTGTTGGCAGCGAGCTTGGGCCTCGCTTGGTTTCTATTATGAAGAAGCTTGGCACTGACTCCACCTCACGAAAGGACCTGATCGATGCAATCGAATACTGGCGCGAGCAGAAGCTCATGGCTAACAGTAAGTCCGCAAACGATCTTGCTGACTGTATGCGTGTTTTTGCTGATCATGGTTCTACGCTCGCAGGCGCAGTATCCTACGCCGAGCATCTCTTTGCTCAGCAAGGGACCATTCGCTTGCTTACCGGACACAAGTCCAAGGGCCTTGAGTTCCCTTCTGTCTACTGGCTCGACCCACACCTTTGCGACGAACGTGAGCAAGACCGCAATCTAGCTTATGTTATCACCACGCGAAGTGAGAATTCGTTGATCACGCTTGACTCCTCTACACTTCTGTGGTAATATAGTAGGACAATGACATGAGGCCCCTCGAATGAGCCAAATTAACTCTCTCCGCGCCTACACCGATTGCCAGAAGCTTTTCGAAGCTGCTCTTGCCGACCCCAAGGGCGCGCGCTGCCGCATCGGCACCTATGAATCCTCGATGAACATGCGCACCCGGATGAACTACTTCCGCAAGCTCGATCGCGAAGCGAACGAAGGGACGTACCCTGCCGAGCACCCAATGCACGGCACGTCGATCTTCGATCCCTACGTAGTGCGACTCCTGCCTGACGAGGACGGCGAATGGTGGGTCTACGTCCAACCCCGTGCCCCTGACGACATGGTGATCGAAGGGCTCAGCGAAGTCGGCGACCTGATCGAAATCAACCCCACCGACGTTGAGTCCCGCGAAGTGCATCAGCTGGAGGATCACAGCAATGGCAAAACCTAGCCCACTAACTTGGCTCCCTCTCCTCGACCGCGCCCTCGAAACTGAAATTGGCATCGGCTTCAAGGTCGGCGGCGTTGAGCGCACCTACTTCCGCAACACCCTGTACGAAGCGCGCAAGGCTTGCGCCACCCCCGAGCGCTACGCCAACCTCGTCATGTTCCTACCCGGTGGGGACTACACCGACGAAGTCTGGATTTGCAACAAGGAAGTGGAGCTTAATGATGCCAGTCCGACCTGACGAACCGCTGCGTAAGGTCACCATGTACTTCTACGAAGCCGACTGTATGTGGCTCGAGAAGCACTACGGCCATGGCTGGACCGCGCGCATTCGCCAACACATCCAAACTCTTGTCCATGAACGCCGACGACAGGACCGACCCTTTACTGTCCGTATCATAGGAGACTTAAGTGAGCAATGACCTCCTCGATGCCCTAGCGAAGCCCCCGCCACCACCCTCCGAACTCGACGAACTGATGAACCGTAACCCCTTGGACCTAATCCGCGAGGGCGAAGCCGCATACCGCAAGTGGACCGACAAGGTCGTCGCTATTCAACGCGCCAGCCGCGCCAAGCGTGAAGCTGCGCCTAAGGGCCGTGGCAAGCGCACCGACCTCAGTGAGCACGACAACTCCAAGCCGATTGACCTCGCGGCCCTTGGCCTTGTGAAGACCGCGCCGACTACGCCCTCGCCTAAGCCCCAAGTCGGCTTCAGGAGAATGTGATGAACATCCTCCCGACTCACCTCACCTCGGAGGAAGTAAAATCCTGCTTCCTCTCTGGCACCAGCATCCAATACGCATGGGACAGCACCAGCCTAGGCTATCTCAAAACCTGCCCACGCATGTACCAATACATCATGATAGAAGGATGGGGTTCCCGCGATGAATCGATCCACCTCCGCTTCGGTATCGAATACCATACAGCACTACAGGACTACGCAGTTGCGCGCGCTAGAGGCACGGCGCATGAGGACGCACTGCATGAAACTGTTCGCCTGTTGCATGGCCGGGTCTTTGATTGGCTTCCTGATCGTAATAGCCGCGCAGGGAAGTATAAGAACCGAGAGACTATCGTCGGCTTGGTCATCGACTACCTCGACCACTTCGTCGACGACCCCGCCGAAACCTTCATCCTCGAGGATGGACGCCCTGCGGTCGAATTGAGCTTCAGGTTTGAGCTTGATTGGGGGCCACTAGGAGCATCAAACTTAGAAGAGACAGGAGGATGGTCACACAAGCAACCCTACCTCCTCTCAGGCCACCTCGACCGTGTCGTGAACTTCGCCGACTCCTTGTACGTCATGGACCGCAAGACTTCGCTCTCGACCCTCAGCAGCTACTACTTCAACCAGTGGTCCCCCAGCAACCAGATGACCCTCTACACCCTTGCTGGGAAGATCATGCTCAACTCACCAATCAAGGGAGTGATCATTGATGCAGCGCAGGTACTTCTGGAGAAGCCCAATAGTTTCCAACGTGGCTTTACGTACCGAACTGACGATCAACTCGACGAATGGCTTGTGGACCTCCGTTACTGGCTCCATAACGCTGAGACGTATGCGACCAATGGGTACTGGCCTCAAAACGACACCAGCTGCGACAAGTTCGGCGGATGTAAGTTCCGTGAAGTCTGCTCACGCAGCCCACAAGTCCGCGAGCAATACCTAAAGGCAACCTTCGACAAACTGGAGCCAGATGAACGATGGAACCCACTCCGCTCACGCTAGAAGAACTATTGAAGCAATCCAAAGCCATAGTCGATGCAATGACGCCCGAACAAAAGGCCGAGATGCTTCGCAAGCAAGCTGAAGGCTGGGCACGCAGCGAAGCCCAATGGGCCAAGGACTTTCGGGAGGGTAAATGTGAGCGAGACTAAGCAAATGCGCGCCGTGATCCCCATCCTCAAGGGCCACGTGATCGACCGATCCGACCGCGGCTTCACCATCCAGTTCGGTGGCTTCCGCGTTGTGATCGAAGCCAACATGACCGCCCTCGACATGCGCGATGGCGACATCCTCACCGCGTACTGTGAAGTCCTACTCAAACCTCCGACAGCGAGCAACTGATGCCAAAGCTCTCCAACCACCAATCCAACGAATTCACTAAGGTCTTACTAACTGGCGACAGCGGGAGTGGCAAGACCGGCGCTAAGGCCTCACTCGTCAAAGCGGGCTATCGTCTATTCATCCTCGATATGGACAACGGCCTCGATCCACTCAAGACCTTTGTCCAACGTGAATGCCCCGACAAGCTCGACAACGTCGAATATCGTACACTCCGCGACAAACGTAAGACCACTGGCGGTGGCGTAGTCATCGACGGCAAAGCCTCAGCTTGGGTCAACATGATGAAGATGTTAGACAACTGGGTATACGATGACGTGAACTTCGGCCGCACCGCTGACCTTGGTCCCGACTGTATCGTGAACATCGACTCCCTTAGCTTCGCCGCTGACGCTGCATTCGACTGGGCCGTGAGTATGAACCCCAGTATCAAAGACCCACGGCAGTGGTTCTACACCGCACAGCAACAAGTAGAATCAATGCTGGCATTGCTATCTTCTGACGGCTTCCGCACCAACGTCATCGTTGACGCGCATGTCCGTTACAGCACTGGCGATGACGGTACCAACAAAGGCTATCCCAACGCAATTGGCTCTGCCCTCGGACCTACCATCCCACGCTATTTCAACCACTGGGCCCAATGCACTAACAAGGCTGGCAAGCGCACCATCCGCACAGCCGCCACAAGTACATTCGACCTCAAGAACTCCAAGCCATTTGAGATGAAGGAATCTTACCCCATCGAAACGGGCTTGGCCGACTTCTTCGCCGTGTTACGTGATCCACCGGCGAAGGTTGAGAAACCTAAAGCGATCACTATGAGGAGAGTATAATGTTCGCTGAACGCGAGCAGACCTATGGCGAGAAGGCCGTAGGCCTCAACTTCAACCCTTCAGGCATGGGCGATGTCCATGAACTGAAAACCCTTTACGCGAAGATCATCGACCACATGGATGACTTCCGTAAGGGCTATATCGCACGCGGCGATAATCCGGAGATGGTGCGCCTTTGCTCCATCGCCATCACCGAAGCTCAGACCGCACAAATGTGGGCGGTCAAAGCAGTTACTTGGCGTTAACACAACCTCCATCAACAGAAAGCACCTACCCATATGGCAAAAGCACAACCCGCAGAGTCCTTCGAAAGCATCCTCGACACACCCGCTGACGCAGTCGAACGCCCCAAGCCCCTGCCGGCTGGGACCTACGAAGCGATCGTCAAGGGCATGCCCGAGCACGGCGTCAGCACGCAGAAGAAAACGCCGTTCGTACGGTTCACCTACGCACTGACCGCCGCTGGTGAGGACGTCGACGAGGACGAACTCAAGGCCCTGCTCACCAACAAGGATGGCGAAGTCGAAGCCATCACCACCAAGTCCATCCGCGACACTTACTACACCACCCCCGACTCGTTGTTCCGACTCACCGATGCCCTCGAAGCAATGGGCATCGACCTCGACGACAAGACGATCCGCGCCGCGCTGGATGAAACCCCGAACTGCTCCATTGCAGTCGTGGTCGGCCACCGCAGCAACCCCGACAACCCGGAGCAAATCTTCGCCGAGGTGAAACGGATCATGGCGGTCGAATAGCCTAGCGTCAACTTGGTGGGGGCTCGCAAATGGGCCCCCACACTTTTTGGAGTGCCCTGCTTATGAAAGGCCGTCCTCACGCAGTTCCACCACTCGACAGAGGCTTAGCCATATTGGCGTACCGCGAGCATATGCTCGTGCCCGACATCGCTAAGGCCCTACTCCGTAGTGAACAAGTCATCTACCGCATCCTCAAGCAAGCTGGTTATGGAAGGAAGCTCCCATGGACTCACAAATGGCTCCGACGCAACGACGCAATGGCGATCGCCCACTACAAGAAATCCTTGATGCAGCCGAAGCCGCAATCGAAGCCGAAAGGCCCTTGGCCAAAGCGCAAGCGCCAGCTGGTTCCGGGGGCGTTGAGAGCATCCTCACCCAACGCCAAAACACCCACGGCGAGTTCGGCGACAACGCCAGAATAAGCCAAGCCATCAAGCGGATCATGCGGGCTGAGCCCGGCTGGGAACTCCTCACCGACACCGAACGCGAGTCGATGGACATGATCGCCCTCAAGTTCTCCCGCATACTCTCGGGTAAGTCCCTTGAACGTCAGCATTGGGAAGATGTCGTCGGCTATGGCAAGCTCGCAGAAAGGCTTTGCAAATGAGCATCAACGCACGCATCTTCATCGCACGGCACGAACGCTACGAGGCCGCTGAGGCCTACGCCGAGCGGCTGACGCCAGAGCAGCGCGAGTTCCTTCTCGACAACGAATGCGACTTCTGGTTCCATGTCAACGCCGAAGGCCCTAACCAACTCTTGGCCATTGCCGATGAAGGATAAACCCCTTGTGATCGTCGGCGAGGCCCGTGGCGCTGAGGAGCATCGAATTGGCTCCTCATTCGTCGGTGCCAGCGGCGTGGAACTATTGAGGCTGCTCAATGAAGCAAAGATCATCACACTGTCGGGTAACGATAAGGGATTTATCGGGGACTATTATCGAAGAGGCGATCCTAGATCAATCGAGAATATCTGGCGAGCGCATCCGGAGGTTTATCGAACCAATGTTTTCCAAATCCATCCCCCTGCAAACCGGTTGGAGTGGTTCTGTGGTGATCGAGCCGGTGGAATCGAATCCTACCCAGCCCTCTTGCCTAGCAAGTACGTCCGAAGCGAATTCGCCCCCGAGCTTGATCGCCTCGCCGATGAGATACTTGACCGAGATCCTAACCTCATCATTGCTCTTGGCAACACTGCTCTGTGGGCTCTATGTGGCCGGACTGGTATTGGAAAACTCCGCGGGACTACTCAACTTACTACTCATTGCGTATCTGGCTACAAGTTGCTTCCTACTTACCATCCGGCTTCTCTTTTTCGACAGTGGGAAAACCGACCCACCACGATAATGGACTTAATCAAGGCCCGACGCGAAGCCGAGTTCCCCGACATCCGTCGCCCGGCGTGTGAAATCTGGATCGAACCAACCCTCGACGACATCGAAAGGTTTACCAATGACTTCATCATCGGATGTGATCTTCTTTCTGTCGACATTGAAACGACTGGATCACGCATTACTTGCATTGGGTTTGCCCCATCTGGATCGAGAGCTATTGTTATACCATTCGATGACGAAAGATCAAAGGGCGGAAGCTATTGGCCGGATCGAGCGGCTGAGTCCGCAGCTTGGACGCTTATCCGCGGTGTTCTTATTGACGGAAGCATCCCCAAGCTCTTCCAAAACGGACTCTACGACATCGCATTCCTCCTTCGAAGCTACGGCATCGGTGTCCGAGGATGCGCGCATGACACGATGCTTCTCTCCCACGCACTACAGCCAGAGTCCCTCAAAGGACTCGGATACCTAGGCAGCATCTACACCGACTTCGGTGCGTGGAAGGTAGATCATAAGAACCGACATGAAACGATTAAGAGGGATGCATGAGCGAAGATTATCAAACAGATCGCATAATCAGGCAGAATCACAATATTAGCGTGCTCATAGCTGAGAATGCACGGCTGCGTGCCGCATTGTTACTTATTCGCGAGCACAAAATGCCCTATCCCGGCTTCTCGATGGATCAAGGCTCTAATGGAGTGCGTGACCATTTCATTAGAGTTGCTAGCGAAGCTTTAAACACGTTGTATTCCTAATGGCCCGCATCATCCGCACCGACAAAGTCTCGCCCGACGCAGTCTCCGTGTGGGACCAAGAGCAAGCATACAACGGCGTGGACGTGCTCGCCACGCGCCAATGCCTTGACCAAATGCTTCCGCAGTTGGGCCCAGAGACGCAGGCCACCTACGACTTCTCGCGTGCCCTCCAAGGCCCAGTCCTAGAGATGTCCTGCCGTGGCATTCTCGTCGATCAACAGCGCAAGGCCGAAGTAATCGATGAGTTCTACGAACAGATCGACCTACTCGAGCGCTCGCTCTCCCGCATCGTCCTTGAGGGCGTCGGCATGGCCGGGTTCAACTGGCGCAGCCCAAAGGACCTGCAAGCACTCTTCTACGATCGCATGGGCATTCCACCCATTACCTTCAAGGGCCGCACCACTACCGACCGAGCGGCGCGTGAGAAGCTCAGCCAGTACCTAATCGCGCGGCCAATCGTTGCGCACCTCAACGCCATCAGTGAACTCGCGAAGAAGATCACAGTCCTCAGAACGGAGATTGACCCCGATGGGCGTATTCGAACTACATATAACATTGCGGGTACAGACACAGGGAGATTCAGCTCAAGCTACTCTGCGTTTGGTACGGGAGGAAACTTACAGAACATTGAAGAATCACTTCGCTCAATCTTCATTTCTGATCCCGGATACAAGTTTGCAAAGTGTGATGCTAAGTCAGGTGAAAGTTTTATCGTCGGGGCCATCGAATGGAACACCTTCGGCGACCCCAAGTACCTAGACGCGTGTGACACCGGCGATCCACACACTGCCGCTGCACGCATCTGTTGGCCCAAGATGCCATGGACTGGCGACCTGAAGAAGGACAAGAAACTTGCTGACAATCCCAATGCGCCATTCTATCGGCATCACACCCACCGTCAGGTTACCAAGAAACTTGGTCATGCCAGTAATTACGGAGGCATGCCCAACACCATCTCTTCTCAGACAGGACTCCCCCTTGAGCTTGTCGTTGCGTTCCAACCTGTCTACTTCCAAGCCTTTCCATCCCATCAAGAATGGCAGCATTGGGTCGCAGGACAAATAGCCACCCGTGGCTACCTCACCAGCCTCACCGGCCGCAAGCGCTGGTTCTGGGGCCGCAGGACCGACCCTGACGTCGTCCGTGCCGCCATCGCATACGACCCCCAAGGCTCCCTCGCAGACATCGTAAACACAGCACTCCTCAACATCTGGCGCAAAAACTACGTCACCATCGTCCTCCAAGACCATGACGCCCTAACCTTCATGTACCCCGAAGAAGTCGAAGATGAACTGATCCCACGTATTATGGACGACCTGATCGTCCAAGTACCCTTAAAGAACGGTCGCACGCTGGCGATCCCATACGATTGCAAAGTAGGTTGGAATAGGGGCGATTATGATGCACAAACTAACCCCGAAGGTCTTAAAGACTACACCATCGGGCAAAGCGACAAACGGCGTCGCAAAGAGGAAGCTGGGGTCTTGGATAGAGTCGTTCGTAGAGCATACGGATAACCTTGAGTCGCCATTGCTGTTTCGGAAGTGGGCTGGTATCTTCACCGTAGCCGCGGCTATGGAAATGAAAACCTACTTACGCACGTCCTCAAACCTCTATCCGAACCTCTATGTCTTCATCGTCGGCAACCCCGGCGTGGGTAAGAACCGAATCATCCGCGTAGCAAAGAGGTATATGAATGAACTCCCCGAATTCCACTTCGCACCAACATCTCTTACAGGGGCTTCGTTGGTTGATACTCTTGCCGCTAGCAAGCGCTTTATACCTCGCTTGCCTGATCCTGCGATTGAGTACAACAATACCGTCATCACGGCTGAGGAACTTACTGCTTTTATGCATAAGTACGATGACGAGATGGTTGGACTACTCAGTGCATTCTATGATCCCGACCCCTACGCGCAATCACGTCGCGGAAGAGATATCAAAATTAAAATCGATCATCCGCAAGTCAACCTCATGAGTGGGACGACACCATCGAACCTAATTCAGCTAATGCCCGACAGCGCTTGGGACCAAGGTTTCACCTCTCGCGTTATCCTCGTCCACTCCGACGAACGTATCATTGGCGATGACTTCGCATTCGCAGCGCGGGAACTCGACAACGGCCTCGTCAACGATATCAAAATGATAGGAGCACTCGCCGGTGAGTTTAAAGTCACGCAGGAATACCGAGACGCCGTTAACAACTGGCGTGCCTTGGGGGAGCCACCAGTGGTCAATCACCCTAAGCTTTTACATTATAAAACGCGTAGACGTGTACACCTCTACAAGCTATCTATGGTTTCGGCCGCGGATAAAAGTGACGTACTCCTCCTTACGAAGGACGATTTCAACCGGGCTATGGGTTGGCTTTTGGAAGCGGAAAGTACAATGCCTGACATCTTCACAGCGGGCGGCACTGGCACAGACAGCCGCGCGCTCGACGAAATTACCCACTACATAAACATCTCTGACAAGGGCGACGGCATCTCAGAGCATAAGATCGTAGCGTTTGCACGCACACGGGTGCCAGCACACACCATCCTAAGGGTGATTGAAATCCTGACGGCCAGCGGCCAAATCTTCGCCAAGGGCATAGACAAACACGGCTCGCGTTGGTTCACCACGCAGCGACCGTCGACCCACTAATGCTTACCTAAGTGCGCAGTAATCAACCCCTCACCCCGTCGCAAGTCCTCGATCTTCTTATCCATCATATTCAGCCGCTCAGCCGCGGTGTCGAGCCTGTTGCTCTGCACCGCCTGAGTCGTCACAATAGTCGCCAAAGCTTTCGCTACTTCCTTAAGGTCCTTAATCTCACGTTGCATGGTCTTAATACTCTCCGCGAATTGGCCTGACCGGAAAGCATAGAACAGTATCGATCCGGCTAGGGACACTACGACGAGTATGTCCCCAACGCGGACATTCCAATCGATCATTTGTAACACTCCCTCAATCAGGAATAGGAGTATTGAACTCTGCAATCTGTGCATCGAGTTCATCCTCAGCGGCGAGTAACTGCTCCGCTGTGATCGACCCTTGCTGAGCACCAGTGGCAATGCTCACCAGCGTCTTGATCGTCGGCGCTGCCTCCTGCCCCGCCTGCACCAACGTCTCCACAATCCCTAGACCCTTGATGATCAAGGCCATAACTGCTGCGATGTCCATGTGCTTTCGCTCCTTAGAAGGTTGC